GCGCTGGCAACTTGCTCTTTAAGCGCTAGTTTCTTTCTTCTAATATCTCTATCGTCGTCTACATCTTCGTCGTAGTTAAACGTATCTTCAATTAAAAAGTTTATTTCTTCCGCGTCTAAATGCGGCTTTGTTTTCTTATAATACTCTACTAAAGCTGTTTCATTATCTAAGTCAGAGTAATCTCTATTTAGATCAACGTAGTCCTGCAATGTTCCGCCAGTCTCTTCCATGAAGTCCATTAACTTTTGAACGTTCTCTGGTAGTGGGTCTCCTGTAGCCTCTGATTCAGCAATAGCTTCTTGAATCTGCTCTTCAACCTCTTCAACCTGCTCGTCAGTAATTTCTTCTAGTACTGGTTGCTCTTGTGTTTCAGCTTCCTCTTGTACTTCTTCTTGTTCTGATGTGGTGTCGGTACTTTCATCGCTTCCAACCACTCTTGTGTCGTCAACTGTACTTTCCTCAACTTCCTTTGGTTTTGCACTTAAATCAACTTTAATAACCGAATCGTCTCCGGCTGATTTGAACTTCGACTCATCTATCGTAGCTTCGTTAGTCTCTTGTGTAACTTCTTCAGTTACTTTTTCATTTTCTTCCATAATATAAAATATAAATTAGTAATTATCTAGGCCCAAAATCATCTAAACCTAAACCGCCACCAAGTATATCATTACCTGATGACTCAAAGTTTTTAGGTGGCTTACCACCGTTTCTTTGATCTATTAGCTCACTTTGTTGAGTGGCTTGTATTTTAGTTCTTTCGTCTTTTCTGTCTTCTTTGCTTTTCTCTCTATCTTTGATGCCACCAACTTCTAGGTTCTTAAGCTGCATGTTCATTTGAAACTCTAGCTGCATAAGTTGCTTTTTAATCTCAGCTTCTTGCATTAACGCTTGAGAATTAAGTTGGGCTTCAACCTGTTTTAGTTGAGCTTTAGATTGAGTTAACACCTGGTCTTTTTGCATTTCAATTTGAGCAGCTGACTGAGCGGCTTGAGTGTTAGACTGCGCTTGAGCTTGAATGTTTTCTAGCTGCAACTGTCTATCTTTTTCTTCTTTTTCTTTTCTACGTATCTTAAGAAGTTGATTTGCCAGACTTACGTTTCTTATTTCTCTTATGTCTATGGCATCTTCTAAGTTTATATTCTTTTGATTTAAAGCCATTTGTATGTTGTTTTCCAACATAGCTTTTTCTTCGTCATCTGGAGTTAATTCTAAAAATATTCCAAAATCATAAAGATGTAAGTTGCTCATTTCCTCAAGAGTAGCAACGTTGTGTGCTCCTATAGCTTGTATAAAAGCATCTTTAGTTGGAGAATACTCTATAATGTCTGATATTCTAAGCGACAAAGACTCTGCTACTTCAGTAGACAAAAATAATCCAGCTTGGAGTATGTGTCTTGTTGCAGTATTAGAGTTAGCGGCAGCTAACTTTTGAACACCCACTAAAGCGTTTTTATCTGGTGTACTACCATCTCTAGCTTCGTTTAAGCCGGTAGTGTCTCTAATCATCTGCAAATAGTAGTTGTAGTTTCCTATTAAGCTTTGAAGCTTTCCGCTACCGTTACCCGTACTAATTTCTTGTATAGGAACTTTACCAGGATTCATATCTCCATCAGCTGTCATTGATCTACCAATAACAGAACCTGTTTGGAAAAACATATTTAACGCTTCTTGAGGATTGTAGTTTGTTCCGTTACCCAAATCTATTTCAGCTAAACCATCAGCGTCTAAGTAAACGCCATCTGGAACTATTCTAGACATTACTTGTTGAATCTTTAAGTGTGTTAATTGAATCATGTCGGCAAATCCAGTTATTCTACCTACCAAGGATTCTATTTTACCCTTGTACATTCTAGGAGCTACTATAGAGTAGTTCATTTTAACTTTAGTAAAATCACTTTTAGGGCGTAACATGTTTTTAGACATTTCCCACTTAATAAGATTGTCTGTTCCCAACACAACCGCGCCTTCATAAAGGCACTCAACTTGGTTACTTAATTTTTCAAACCCAGCGTCCATATCTGCGGGTGGGTTAAAAGTGTCATCTTTTTCTATAGCCTTAGTTCCACCGCTAGCTGTTTCTTTTATTTTATATACTTCACTTTTGTAAGTCTTGTAGTTAAAGTACAATATCCTAACCTTATTAGTATCTTGCTCTCCTGAAACAGAGTAGTTGTCTACTCTTTGAGAATAATCTTGCTGTATGGTTTTTAAATCTTCATTAGTTAAGTGTGGGAACTGTTTTATTAGGTCGTTGATTGGAATTGTTTTAACCTCACCAACATAATATATATCTTCAAAGTAAGGAGACTCTGTGTAAGAGTATACTAAATCTGCAGGATCTACATAGTCAACTTTAACACCTTCTGATTTATTAAATGTAGTTTTTACAGCACCTATACCTAAAACGGCTAGATCGTAGTAAAACCTTTTCTTAGTTAATTCGTATCTACTACCGTCAAGTAAAACGTTTATAGCCTGCTCCTCAGCTATCTCAACCTCTTGCTTATACGTTAGCTGCATGTGTAGCTTTAGTTCTTCTTCACTTTTAGGAAGAGTATCGGGATTGTTTTGATACATGTTTATTCCAAAAGCCTCTCCAACATAATCGTTGAACTCTTGCGTCTTCATATCTTTCAATATAGACTCCATATACTCAGTTCTTTTGCTTACTCCATAAGGATCTTGAGAATAAGCTTTTATATCATAAGTTCTTTCAGCAATACCGTTTACAACTATATCTACAAACTTTGGTATAATAGGTACAGGTTTCCAGTCTAAGTTTAAATAAGATAAATCTCCGTTTATAGAAAGCTCGTCTTTGTACTTTTGTATTGATTGTTCTCCTCTAGCATACAGTCTTAATGAATGGTAGCTTTTTTGATTGTGAGAGTGCATACCATACTTTCCACCTAAATTACCTTGATTATCAGAAAACCACTCGTGCTCTATTGCTCTTGCTACTTTTAGACCATATTCTTTTGTAGCTTTTTCTTGATCGCTAACGACCTGGCTTGGAAAATAACTATGAGGTGCTTTAGACATATTATCGTTTTATTATTTTTGAGGAAAAGCCTTCGTTTTTATATCTAGCTATACCTAAATTTAGTTTTTGAGTTACTCTATTAGAAATAGGTTTATACAAATTTCTATTGCAAGCCATTATGGCTAAACCAGAACTAATAGAAGCATCGTGCTTTGTTCTTTTATTTATATCAAATTGTGCCCAGTCGTTCAGTGTCTCTGTAAAATATGTTGTTCCATAATTGCCGTCACCTAAGTTTCCAACGTGGTCGTTTATATACATTTCAATAGCAGCTGCGTGTGATTGTTTAATATCTTCGCTAGAGTTAGGCATACCACCTATTTCTTTTTCTGTCACCGAAAGCTTATTCCAAACTTTATCTGGTCTATTCATGCTAAAACCTCTGTATCCTCTTCGTTTAAAGTAATACAATAGCCTTGGCTTGTTATTCTCTGCTAGTATAGGCATACCGTAAAATATACACGCCATCAACACATCTTCAAAGAATATCTCAGCGGTCTGTGGTCTAGCAATGTATTCTAAAAAAAATGAACTTGCAGGAGCATCTTCCATAGAAAACTTAGTTAAACCGTGCAGAGCACCTTTAGATCCTTTGCCATCAACAGTTCCGCTAATATCATAACTATCACATCCAAATGCACCAACATGCTCATTACCTGGATATTTTATTCCATTTTTAACTATTACTCGGTTTTGTAAATTTCTAGGCGGAACCCAACTAACTTTAAACCTTCCGTTGGGATCTGGCATAAAAACCACTTTAGAATCTTTTAAACCATTAGCCCACTGAAAAGATCCTGTTGTAACAGCTGACGAACTTTTAAGATCTTCGTTGTAATCTATTTGCTCGTATATTTTAGCTAAGTTAAACAAACTGTTTTTAGTCTCGTCTCTAAAAGCGTGCTCTGTTGTTCTTGGAAACTGACGATAAAACTCATTTAAAGCGTCTTGATCGTCTTTTAATCCTTCAACTTCATTTTCCCAATGATCCACAACGCCTATGTCAATTAATTCTCCGTCTGGTCCATGAACATCGGATTCTGGAGTAGTGAAGACAGGTCTTCCATGTTTGTCAATAAATCCTTCAAAGTTCCATTCCATTGGGATAAACAAAGCATATAAACCAGATTTTGTTTGACCATTTCTATTTCTTTTGTTGACATTGCTGTCGTTATATAATTTCTTAAAATTAGAACCACCCTTGTCTAAAGCATTTGATGTTGAACCCATCATGCACTTACCTATTATTCTACTACCTAGTCTAAGGCAAGTTTTTGTAACTCGCCAGTTATTAAGTATGTTGTCTGGTCTTTCCCACTTACCACTTTCATCGTGAACTAATAAGGCTAGCTTTTCACCATCGTAGCTGTTATCACCAGTGTTTTTCCAGTCAATAGTTGTATCAAGTCCTTCAAGCTCTTCTAGTCTCTCTTTACTGTCTATCTTACGCCTAGTAAGCTTTGATGCCGGAACTCTATATGCTAGCTCTGTTTTTGGTCTATCCATACCATCTTGAATAGGTTTGAAGAAAAAAGGATAGTTAGTAGATATAGGTACAACCTTGTCCGTGAACATCTTCTTTGCATCAGCACCAGATTTAGATAATATACCAAACCTAGCGTCACTTGATATTGTAGCTTGGTTTACTGTTTCTGCTGAGCTCATAAAAGAAAAACCAGAACGCCTGTTCTTTAGATAACACATGCCATAGCACCTTTTGTCGGCCTTGCAAGCTTCCCAAAATATATAGAATATTCTATTTGAATCTCTAAAGTCAGGAGCACCAACATCAATCTTACTCCACTGTAAATACATATAATGCGTTCCAGTTATGTAAGTTGGCGTACCACTATTGTTGAACCAAAAGCCTTCTTCTCTACGAGCAAACTCTTCGTCTATGTAATCATGCCATTGATTTTTTAAGTCTTCAGGATAGTTTCTCCAATCAAATATACTTTTAAGTTTAGACAATTCTTTTGGCTGATCAAATTTTTTCCACTTAGCTTCATCGTTGCTATACACATTACCAGGCATCTTAGGAAGAGCTATCTTTAATCCTTGAATATCTATGACTTCTCCAATTTGACCAGTCTTAGATATAACAATTACGTCGTGCTCTTTGTCGTAGCCGTAATTCCACTTCTTAGACTTGTTTAGTCTTTTAATAGTGTTTGATCTAATAGGATCTATTGACTTATATAAACTCTGTTCGTACATTACTTAGATCTACCTTCAGCAAAGCCTTTAAAAACTTTGTCTTTATTATCTTCAATTGGTTTTCCATCTAGCAACGCTTGCTCTTCTTGTATTCTGTTAAGTATTTCAAAAGCGTCAAATATAGCTAGCTTTTTAGTAGCAGCAGCGTTTTTTAACTTATCAGCTGTTAGGTCGTCTGCAGAGTCTACAATAGCTTCTTTTGCAACTTTAATAAGTTCTTCAACAGCCTTATGCCCAGCTTGGATTATACTCTTCTTCGTCTCCTTGATATTCATATTTAATTGTAATAAATTTTGATAACACTCTATACAGTCTTTGTCCTTCAACAATAAATTCGTAGTTGTTTCCAGGTCTAAACCCTACTAAATCTCCAACATCTACAATACCATCAGAATACTTAACTATTCCAACCAAGGGCTTTTCAACCTCGGTATCGAATTGATCGTTAGATTTTATAGGCTTTACAAAACAGTACCCAGCTGGAGCTTTCCAATTACCATTGTTTTTGTACAAGAATATTTGATCTTGATAAACAATGTAAGTGTCTTCACTAAAGTATGATTTGCTGTTTTTTTCTCTACCTTTAACATCGTGCCATCTTCTAAACACGTTATGGTGAACTATTACCGTGTCACCAGGTTTAATACCTAGATCAAAACCTGCTTTAGGGCATGACACTACTTCTGCTTCTCTATTTACAAACTGATGATTAAAAACTTCTGTGTTTAAAATAAGACTTTTACCATCAATATTCTTAGAGTTGTTGTACCTGCCATTTTTAGGCTTAATTACAAAACCGTAAACGCTTTGCATTAATACTCTAGGTTATACTCTACAGATACAGCCATGTTCTTATTGAAGTCTTTCCAAGGTAAAACATCTTTGTTTTTCTTAATGTATATAGAGAACTTTTTTTCTTCTTCTATTATATTACAAATAGTGTGGCCTCCATAAACTTCTTGCCCAACAGAGTAGTGCATTGCGTCTATCTTGTAGTCTTTACCTATAGTTATTTTACGAATTAGCTTGCTCATTTTCTTTTTGGCTTATAGTTCCGTCTACGATGCTAATATCGCATTTACCATATTGTTCTTCTAGAGTTTTTTGCAGTTCACCTAGATGACTTTGCAGTTCTAAAACTTGATGTAGTAAGTGATGTTTTCTAGTTTCAAAAACACCTATTTCGTTTTGGGAGTTGTTAATAGCTCGAACTATACTTTGCATTGTTGAAAGTTGCTCTGCTGTAATTTTTTCTGCCTTAGGTTTAAGGTCAACAATTTTGTCTCCTTTTGGAGTTTTTCTTTTTGCCATTTTATTTGATTTAATTAAATTAGTTATTATATAGTATTACTCGCTAGTAATAACAGTTACTACAAGTCTGATAAATTCCACTTTTCTCTTATAGAATCAACTATTTTCAAGCAAGCTGCATCAGGAATCTCTTGATCCCAAAAAGCAAACTCACCTACATTTCCAGTGTAGTCGGTGTTGGTTGCTCCTCCAATAAACCTAAAAGCAAATTTTTGCATTGCTAATACGTCTGAGTTACCAGTGTTTTGAACTTCTGCACCATTTTGAGAGTACACAAACGTATGACCAGTTGTATTTCTTCTTATTAAAAGCATAGCGTCTTGACCTGCGGTAAAGTTGTTTGTTA